AGCATATACCGCTCAGGTTTGGCGATACATTGGCGATACATCCCGCTGACCCGCAGAAACCCTACGCTTTCGTCAGGCTACGGACCTGAATACCTATTGGATTGTCGGCTTCTTCGTGGCTTCGCGCGCGCGTACTGGTAAACGTTGTGCGATAGTACCCTCACCACTCTCTTCTCTTACCTTCCCCTGTACCGCCCTCAACGCGTCCACATAGCTGCTCTCTGCGCTGTGCTCGTGCTGTATGCGATCACCAAAGGCCTTCGGCGCCATCCGTGCAGCAGTCCACTTCAAACCATCGATAGCAGCTCTTAGCATTGCGCTGTCTTTGTACTTCCCCTGCAAGCCAGCCAGACTAATCTCAGCCACCAGCTCTCCATAGTACTCTCCGCGCTCCGTCCTCGCCTCATCGTACTGCGCCGCAAACTCTGGGTCTTTCTGAACCCATACCTTAATTGTTTGCCTTGAAGGCATACCTTCCATCTTGCACGCCTGTGCAGCGCTGCGTCCGCTACGGATTGCGTCAAGGAAGCGCTCGACGGTTTCAGGAGTCTTTTTGCTGGGATATGCCATTGAACGTTTGTCCGCTTTCCTCGTGTACTGCGTCCTGTCCTGTGAAGTCCTGCCACCGCTTTACGATGACATCGACGTACTTCTCATCAAGCTCTGCGATGTAGGCGTTGCGCCCGCTCTTCTCCGCAGCAATAAGCGTGGAGCCAGAGCCGCCGAAGACATCAAGCACGATGTCGGCGCCCTTCGTGTTGTTCAGTATCTGATATTCGATCAGGTCCACCGGCTTCATAGTCGGATGCACATCGTTACGCTTAGGTCGGTCAAAGCGCAGGATAGTCGTCTGCTTACGATCCGACGCCCATAGATGTGCAGCGCCCTTCGTCCATCCGTAGAGACACGGCTCGTGCTTTGAGTGATAGTCCTGCCGGCCTAGCACCATCACATCCTTGTCCCAGATCAGGCACTGCCTGACCTTCCAACCGACATCGTAGCAAGCACGTCTGAAGTTGTAGCCTTCTAAGTCAGCGTGCCAGATATAGAACACTGCGCCCTGCTTCATGACTGTATCCGCAGTGGAAAAGCTGTCGCATAGAAACTGGCGAAAACCAGTGTCACTCATAACGTCGTTCTGGATCTTCAGCGCGTCTTTGGTCTCGCCAGTGTAGTCCACATTGTAGGGTGGATCGGTCAGCAACATATCAGCAAGCTGACCGTTCATCAGCTTCTCTACATCCGTCTGCACCGTTGCATCACCGCAGATCACCCGATGCCGTCCCAGCACCCATACATCGCCTGTAGCGGTAACAGGTATCTCTGGCACCTCCGGAGCATCATCCGCGTCCGTCAGACCGTCCTCAACCTTATTAGCCTCTGCAAGCAGGCTGTTGATCTCGTCCTCACCAAAGCCGGTCAGGTCCAAATCAAACCCTTTACCCAGCAGCTCCTCGACCTCAATAGCCAGCAACTCCTGATCCCAGCCGGCGTTGAGCGCCAGCTTGTTATCAGCGATCACATAAGCACGCTTTTGCGCGTCGGTCAGATGCCCCAGCGTGATGGTCGGCACCCGATCAGACCCCAACCGCTGCGCTGCCATCAAACGTCCGTGTCCTGCGATGATCGTCCCAGACTCATCGATCAGGATCGGGTTGGTCCAGCCAAACTCTTTGATGCTTGCTGCTACCTGCGCAACCTGCTCGTCGCTATGTGTGCGGCTGTTGCGTGCGTATGGCGTGACCTCTGCAACGTCCCGCCACTCAACCTGAATATCTTGCACAAAAAAAGCGCCTCTCTGGCGCAGTTGTTCACTCTTGCATAGAAGGTAACAGATTCGTCCCCACATAGCAACTATGCTCATATTTGCTTGCATTATTTACTGTGAGGCATATTATCAGCATAAATGCTTATGGAGGCTTTGATGAAAGACGACCTACTTTTCTGGCTGGAGCAGATCGTTGCGACAGCCTTGTTCTTCGGCGCTATGGCGCTGATCTACGTTGTGATGGTGCTGGTCTTCCCTGACCCGCTGCTTTGGCAATGATCTGCCCTGAATGTGATGGCGACGGCCAGCGCTGGTATGAGGTCAAACGCTACGGTGGACCGCCCGGCGCCTACAGCCCCTTTGAGGACGTGTTTATGAACTGTGAGCGCTGCGGTGGTAGCGGCGAGATTTGGGAGATTGAAGAAGATGTCGAAGATCACGATTGAACTGACGGAGCGGGCGGCAAAGCTGTTGCTGTCGGAGCTGGGGAACTTTGAGGACACTCGCCTGCGTAACCAGCTCCATCACGCTATCATCGGCGCCTACGAGGAAAAGCAAAAACGCACAGAGGAGTCGCTAAGGCTGACGGTTATGCGTCGGCGCTCTGTCGTGGAGTCGCTTAAACGAGTCCTCTAAGCTATCCAGAGCCATTCGCAATATCTCGGTCGCAGCCTTCGGGTTGCGGCCGTTTCTTTTAGCCCACTCTGGCGCAGAGAAGTCATACAACACCACGTCCTGCACGCAGCCAAACATCTCCTCACCCATCAGCCACTTCAGCTTGAAGAAATCCATCAGCGCATCTGCGCTCCTGTCGCTCTGAGCGGCATCTCCCTTCGGCATGGCATCGAGGCTGCCGGTGACCTTCTGCGCCTGCCCTGCGGCTCTGTAGAGCGCCAGCAAACGTTCTGCTGTGAGGTGCTGGTGTGGCTGAATATGCTTGTGCTTCAGATAGTAATCGATCCAAAGCTGATCGGTTACCCGCGTCCGCTTCTTGCCGGCCTTAGCCGTCTCAACCTTCTCAACGCTGTGATGCTGGAGAAACTCATCCGTAGGTGTGAGTTGGTTTTGGTCGCTCATTTATCCAGCCTTTCTTGAGGGCGTAGTGCCAAAGATGTGGGACGTATTGCAGCGTACGGTTGCGCATCATCTCGTTCTGCATGATCTCCCGCTCAAACTCCTCCTTGCTTTCCGGCAGCCAATCGCGATGCCCTACTGGCGGCTTGTGAGTGGTTGCTTCTGCCGGCGGCTCGTCATCCCATCTGCCTTCGCGCAGCCACGTCGTCGGATGCACTATGAAGCGAGGCGGCGTGCCATCTGCCTTCACCTTCTTCGCATACTGTTCCATGCCTGCCTTGAGAGCGGTGTCATCAACGCTCTTGCGTGCAACCTTAAAAGCCTCCAGCGCTGCCTTCTTGCCCACCTTCTTTGGAACCAGCTCCCAGAAGCTTTCAAAAGCAGATTTGACGGAGTCTTTTTGTTCACTATCGTTAATTACTGTTTGGGGGACATCAGGTGTCATGACCCCCATGACATCAGATGTCATGACCCCCATGACACTGGTGTCATGATGACAGGATGTCATGGTCGGCAAATAATACTGATTTGTCTGGCTCGGACTCCTGATCGTTGCGACCAGTTTCATCTCTTCCAGCATGGCTATCTTCCGGCTGACAGTCCTTCTGGTGCAGTCTGCCATGTCGGCCAGCCTATCCACCGATGGCCACGCATAGCCCCGATCTTCGTTGTACTTATCTGCAATCCCTATGAGGACCAGCTTGGCTGTCGGGTCGGACAGCTTTTGCCGGAAGGCCCACTCAATCGCTTTTACGCTCATTCAAATCTCCCAGTTTCAACAAATGTTCTTTCGGCACGAAATAAGCGGGTCCATGCCCGCCGTGATCCTGTAACCACTCCTCTCGCTTGGCGTCGCCTGACTCGATCCAGCCATGAACACGAAACGTCGGTGACCTACCTGTCACCAAAATGAAAACCCGACCGTCTGGGTCTGTATCTCTGACGATTAGGTCGTGATTGTGGTCAGACCTTGTCCTGACCTCCCAGCCGGTGCTGTCGATGTCACCGCCATGCTTGAATGTGTTGATGCTGCCGCCCCAATAACGGCCCATTGCCTTCGCGACCGCCAGCTCACCACAAGCCCCCTCGATGTGCGCTTGCCACTCCTTGCCGGATATATTGGACTCATATCCACGCTTGATGGCGCCGATGTTCCTCAGCCCGCCAGTCGTGGCCGCTTGGACAAGCTCATAGTCTTTAAGCGTGATCTCAATCAACCGACGCACTCCCCATCGTCGGCTTGGCAGAAATACGCCTCTTCATCAAATATCCAGTCCTGCTGCCGTTGTACAAAATCAACAAACTCTGCAAGATCGCGCCCTTTGCGGAATGTCGCACCTGTCATCTCCTCCATCCGCATCCACCACTGAGCCTTGTCTGGATGCTCCCTTGCCATAGCCGCCAACGTCGCCTCACTCTTCAAAAAACAAAAATCACAGTTGCCCTTCGGAGTGGAGCCAGCGGCGTTTGACAGGCGTAGGTCAAAAGGCT